CGCTTGCACGGCCCGCATCTGGTCGTCGAAGCCGGCGAAGACCTTGGTGGAGAGGGCCAAGGGTGCGGCGGCGGTCATTCCCAGCGTCAGCATCCGCCGGCCGATGTTCTTGAGTTTGTCGCCGAACGCCCGAATCTTCGCCTCGGCCCGACGCAATCCGCGCACCAGCTTCGTGTCGTCGGCAAACAGCTCGACGAACGCGCGTCCGGCTCGAATTGCGGTCGATGATACTGGCATTATGATCGCACACACACAATTGCGTGCGTGCTTCCCTTCATGGGAATCGAGTCAACCACGGAAAACCACTGTGCGACATACGGGATCAATTCGCTTGGAATCCACTCTCGAGCGTGGCATGGATTGCCCGGGGGACCCATTGATCCTGGCCCCCGGACTTTGTCGCGATTCGGTGTGGATATCACGAGTTTCTTCCAGGCCGAGATGCCGGCGACGTAATCAAGCAGGATATCCGGGTTGGATAAGTGTTCGATCGCATCCGAGCACAACACCAAGTCCACGGATGCGATGGGGCATGGCTTATCGAGTTCGGAAAGCAACCACCGTCGAGCCGGGTATTGCTTTTGGAGGTAGGCAAATGCGGGTTGAACATCCGATCCGACAGTCTGGTAGTCGCCCAGAGTATGGATCAGCTTGTATCCCGATCCAGTTCCGATATCCAGAACCGATGCCAGTTTCTCCTTTCGCATGAGAGTTCGCGCGAGATCATATACTGGCTGTTGGAACTGTGATTGCCAATGGCGATCATCCCACGGTGCAGGCTGCGCGCGATGTCGATATCCCGGCTTGATCCCGTAGTGCTCCAATTGGATTTTGGTTTTCATTGACAAACTCAGGTCTGTGCTATTGCGACGAACGCCTCTCGCAGATCGCCGACGTTGTCGGGTGTGACGCGGATCACGTCGGCCCGCTGGGTCCGGTGAACCATCGGGTTGAAGTCGTCGGGCGTGAATGCCCGCTTCTTCCGCTCGCGGTGGCAATTGGCCAACAGCGCCATCACGGCCGACGCGAGCATCCAGAGATTCTCGTTGCGGCCCTCGGCCATCAGCAGCAACTGCCGTAGCGTCAATGGTCGGGGGTCGATGCCAAGGCTTCCGGCGATTCGCCAGACATGGCCCCAGCAATCGTCCGGTCGATGTCGAGCGCATCGATCCGTGTCTCCACCGCGACTACCGCCGCGTCGATCATCTTGACCTGCTTCGCGACCGCTTTCGCCCGATCCGTGCGGCCGCGACTCTGGAAAAAATCGATCAGTTCCTCATAGAACGCCTTCTGGGCAGCCAGCAGCGTCTGGCCGTCGAAACCGTTGCGCACCTCCTCGGCCGTGACACCTTGCGCCTCGAATTGCTGTTGGAGCATCGCGCAGAGCACTTCCCCCAAGAGCATCTCGTCGGTGCCCAGTCGAGTAAGCAGCGGCGGGTCGCCCGCTTCGGGCTGAAGCAGGTCAACGCCAAGTTGCTCTTTCACTGTCATCGCCGTACCGAGCGTCAACGTGATGGTCCAAGATCGGCCGGCTCTGTCGGTAAATGCTTTCATCAGGCCACCTCCACCCATTGATCGAACTCGGCCAGTTTCGCGGTGACGCTCACCGTGACACCCTCTTCGAGCGGTTCGTTACGCGAGAAGTTGGTGATCGAGAAATCGCCTAACGGTCCCTCCGTGCCCGACGTGGCTTTTTCGCCGGTCAGCACGGCCAGGCGGAGCGAGCCGGCGCTGAGAAACGCGGTCTTAATCGCCTCGAAACCGGCGTCGCCCGGGTTCCAGAGCATCTCGAACTCGACCGTGCATTCCCGCAACGTCGGGGCGGTCGCCCGCCAGCCACCGTTACCCCGGGTGGTGACGTCCGCCTCGCCCGCTTCGAGATTGAGCGTGACGTCCTTGACGTTGCTCATCTCGGTAAGCGACGCCAGATCGCCGCCGGCCGCCCCCTGATAGATCTTGGCATTCATGCCCAATAGGAATGTCTGCGACACGATGAATCCTCCGTTCTACTTGACGCTGTCCCGCCACAACGCGGGCAGTTGTTGTTTCTCTTTCTCCATCGCCGGGCCCATGAACGGCCGCGGCCGGATGCGGGCCCTTGTCTTCTTTCCCTTACGACGACGTGACCGCATCGTCACGATTCCACCGTACTCCAGCGCGGACGGCGCCTCGCCACGGCCTTTCTGTGAAAGCCGCACCGGGCCGATGACCACGCTACGGCGAACCACGTCGTAACCGAACCAGATGAACCGCTTCAGCAGACCGACATGGCTGCTTGGCGGCTTGCCCGGCTCGCTGGCCTTCTTCCGCCTGCGTATGCTTCGCTTGGCCGTCTGCCGGACAAACGCACCGAATCGCGAGAGTACCCGGCGTGTCGCCTTGTTCGTCTTGGCGCGGACCGTCTTCGAGTCGAAGAACATCCGCTTGACATCGAAGCCGATCATTTGGCGTTGCCATCCTCTGTTTCACCTTGTTCACTTCATGGCCCGGTAGGTCACCATCAAGACGCTGGTGAACACCCGCTGCTCGGCCAGATGTTCCGGCGCGTACACCGGTTCGTTGGTGATTCCGACCCACGCCGCGAATGCCGCGGCGCTGAGGGTTCGGCGACAAAGGTAGTCGGCGATCTCGTCGACCAGCGTCCCCAGGGCCGCGACCTCCGCGTCAAGGTCCTTACCCAGCTTCTTCTGGACGCCGACATCGACGGCGATCTCGTACTGACTGGCCGACCTCGTGGAACCGGTGATCTCGACCGATTTGGGCACGACCGTCACCTTGAGTTCGGCCAGGTCCTCCAGGTCGAACTCCGGCAGAACGCAGCGCTCGGCCGTGAATGGTTCGCTGAACGTGCCGGGTGGGGCCGCACTCAGTTCCGCCACAACCGCGTCGGCGATGTCGGTGACAAGACTCATGTGGGGCCGACCTCCTTCGTGTGAATCCGCATCGTGATCAGGTTCGGGTCACTCCAGCGCCAGCACCCTTCACCGCCGAGGTTCATCACCTCGTACTGGTGTCCATCCGAGATGATCACGTCGCCCGGCTCGGGTTTGAGGCCCAATTCGTCGGCCATGATCAGGAAGTCGACGACGTGGCTGCCGATGGTCGCGCCGTAGTCGTCGGCCACCTCGTAGTCGGTCTTGCCCTTCGTGGCTTGGACGACATACGCATCCTCGCCACGCCGGTATTCGACCGGGCTGGAGCAGAACGCCGTGCGCCGCTGCTCCAGCCACTCGGAGCCTTTGCGAAGCAAGTCGACCACGATCTACCTCACTGGCTCATCCGAACGCGAACCGTCTCATCGTCGTCGGCCGCCGCCTTGACCGCCTTGCCCAAGAGGGCCGTACCTTCGAGCGAATCCGACCCGCTGGCCGATTCGTCTCCTTCTTCGCTCGCCTCCTGGTCTACATCATCCCAGTAGACCTTGGCCCCCGCGGTGATTGCGGTGCCGACACCGGTCGCCTTGGGAAAGTCGAACACGCCAGCGACTGCCAGTGCTCCCAGGGTGTTGGCCGGGATGTCCAGCTTGGCCACGCCGACCAGATCGCCTTGGACGACTACGTCGCCGGCCGCCACATCGGCACCGGGCGTGTAGTCGATCGAATTGCCGTCTTGCACGAAAAACACGGACATTCTGTGCTCCTTTTTGCGTTGTGCAGGCCGAAGGCCCACGACACGGTTACAGTCATTCTTCCTGCCCGCACCCTTCCATCAGGCACGGCCGTTTCAGTAGCTCGTCGCGCAGTTGCTGCATCAGGCCCTTCGTGTCCGATGCAATCGTGGCGACCGACTCGATGGCCCGCGTGTTGCCGGCGATCACCTGGCTGTTGTCTTTGAGCACTTTCAAGAGTTGCTTGACCAGCCAGACGTTGATGCCCAACAGTAACAGGGCGAACACGGCGAAGCCGCCCTGGATCAGCGGCGACCAGAGTTGGATCACTTCCACCATTTCTTGAACCTCATGGTGTCACTTCTGCGAGCGTTGTGTGTATCTTGGAAAGGGATGAGTTCGTTGTGGCCGCAAGCCATGATTAGGCATCCTCTCGGTTGAACCACCAATCGATCACGAGGCGGACCACGATGGGAACGACCACGTTCAACAGGATCCAAATCAGAATCGGGCTGCCGAATTGCTCGCGACGGACGCGTTCTCGCAGGTGCGAGGCGACACGGACGCGCCACTCGTCTGCCTGATTCTGCGTTGCGCCTTGTCGAGCGAGAAACTCGACGGCCTCGCCCGCCAGCCAGCAGGAGTGCTTTCGCCACCTGCGGCAAGTCCACGAATGCCCCAGCACGTACTCTGTGGCCTTGATTCGTGCAGTCGTCATCTGTGCCACCTCCAGAAGACCCGCAGTCGGCAATACGTGTTCCCACACGACGGCGCGGCCGGTTGCGTTACCGTGGGTCTTGCGGGCTGCTTCGGTTGCCGGGGCACGAGCGGGCAGACGCCACTCGGGCACGTGTTCGTAACCGGTTCCTTCGTGACAGGTCCTCGCGACTGCAGGTTTGGTTTCGGTAGCTGGATGTCAACGGTGATCTTGCCGTCACGCTGGGCCGCGTCTAGAAGGTCCTTGCTGCGGTCGGCCAGTTCGTTCCCCTTGCGGATCAGGTCCTTGGCATCGCGCCACGTATCGAGCGGACCGCCATAGGGGCCGCTGCTTCCGTCACTGCAATCCGGACATGGCGTCCGGTGGCCGTCGCCGTGGGTGATCCAGCCCGTGTCTTTGCACCGCGGGCAGTCGTACGGCCCGGGCGGATTGGGCTGCGGTGCCCGATCGGTCATCGTGGCCACGGCCAGGTCGACGGCCACCGCATCGCTGTAGTCGCGGGCCGCCCCGCCAGGCTGACAGCCGACGACGAGCAACACACAGAATCCAAAGATCAACAGCAAGCGTTTCATCGTGTTACCCCAGAATGTTTTCGAGGTTGCCATAGTCGGGTAGCGCCTTCTGCGGCACGCCCTTGATGTCGGCGTAGGCGAAGATGGAACGGCTGCCAACGAAGTAGCGGGCGTAAACGTCCTCGGCCAGCCAGAACGATCCTTCCGGCCACGGTCCGTAACGATCCGCCGGCCAGACCTTCGGTCGCTGGTTCCAGCGGCCCCACGAGTTGGCGACCAGAAACACGCACACCGGGTACACGTCGCGGGTGTCGTCGTAGCCGACCGTGGCCATGTCGTGCGACCAAGAACCGCCCGGGACAGCAATGCCCCGGCTGTCTGAGGCCGATCGCACACCGAAGTTCTGTCCGCTGTGCAGGGCGTAGCCCGAGTACAGCAAGTCCTTGACGTCGTCCGCGGTGCGCGGTGCGATCCATTGACCGACGTTATGTTTGCGGCACTCCTGCCGGACCGCTTCCGGAACGCCCGATCTTCCCCACCCGCTGCCGATTCCCGAGTCGTAAACCGACAGGTCGACGAACTGATAGTTCTGGCGAAAGAGGAATCCAAAATCGTTCTCGAATCGGGTCGCCTTGGCCGGGTCCATTCCCTGGCCACCGTGACCTCGGGCCCCATAGGTCGGCTCCGTCGCCGTCCGCAGGAAGAACTCCTCGGGTTCCCGCTTGATATGGATTTCCACCGAGCGGGTGACTTCCCTCGCATTGCGCGATCCGTGCGAGACACAATCGCCGGTCGTCTGCGACTCCTGCCCGAACGCACCCGGATCGTACTTCTCTCGCGACCGCCACAGCAGGGCCATCTTGCCCTTGCCGGCGCCCGCCAGGTGGGGTGCCGCCTCGGCAAACAAGAGCGCCTTGCGGTCGGCCATCAGGGCGTCCATCGTGTCCGGATCAAACTGCCAACCGGGCAGGCCGCTTTCATAGGCGGCGACGATCCGATCGGGCGTTTGAAAGAACTGGCTCATCGTGCGGCCTCCCGACAGGCCCAGGCCACCGCATCCAAGGCGCCCGCCGTCCGGGCGTGATCAAGGTCGGTCACGTCGAGCTTCAACAGCTTCGCCAGCGCGCCTTCCGGGCCGTGGATCACGTCGGCCAGCCCAGATACCTTGGCGAAGGCCCCCTGGAATCGAACCGTCACGGCCCGCTGGCAGAACGTCCGCAGATCGCCCGTTGTCTTGACGACCTTCGCGCCGTTGCCGTCGCGCCGGATCGTTTCGGCCGCTTCGTGGTAAAATGCCGCCAACTGCCGGGCCTCCTCCGGATGGCCGGCGAGTTTGGCCGACACGGGCGCCACGATCGCCCGTGTGGCGGCGTCGGGCGGGTCGGGGGTTGGTTCGGGACTCGGCCCGCTCGGCCGCCACGTGGCCGCCAGGCCCGCGACGATCAATACCACGGCCATTAGCGTCGTCGGTTTCACGAGGTAGGCCCTCCATCATTTGCCGCGTTGCCACGAACGATCGTCGGCAGGACATGGCCGTCGAGCGCCTTGACGGCGGCTGCATGCCCTGCTTGCTCGCACCAGGTCCGTAGCGCGTAAAACGTCTCGAATCGGTCCGTTGGCGCCATCGGAGTTTCGGCCTGAGGCACCGGCCAGAAGCCTGAGATCAACGACTTCAGCCGATCTCGCTGGCCCCACAGCATCAGCACCACGCCGGCCGCAACGGCGGCGACCGGCAGGTACGGTGTGAGTTGGTCAAGCGGCATGGGCGCGGACCTCCAGCTTGCGAATCACCTCGTCGTAGGCCCGGCCGACCAGCGGGCGGATCGTGACTCGAAGCACCGGGTCGATGACCACATCGGGGCCGGGCAGGTCGATCGGTTCGACCAGATCGTCGAACAGCTTTTCGGCACGAGTGATCAGGTGCTCGCGCTTGTCCGCCGCACCGAGGAAGGCCGACAGTTCGGCCGAAAGGATGGGAAGCAGGTCGTTCATGATCGTGTCTCCGTGGTAACTGGTAGGTGGTACGTTTACGCCTCGCCCTTCATCTTCAGCGCACCGCGGTGATCCTGCTCGCGGACGCCGAAATCGATGTAGCCGCGGAATTGGATGCCCAGCGTGTTGAAGTCGGCATCGGCCCGCTCGACGGTCGGGCGATCGACGCCGCCGAGGAAGGCGACCTCCAACGTGGGCAATCGATTGGGGTCGGCCCACAGATACCAGGCCTTGCTGCTGTTGCCCGGGAAGGCCGCATTGCTGAGATAGACGCTTGAGACGACGTCGAACTTGCCCACGTGCGGGTTGGCCTGCGGTTTGGGCTTGCCGGTGGCGGTCGTCTCGTTCAGATTGATCGACACCATCAACAGTTCGGCCGGCACCTTCAGCGCCGTCGGCACCAGGAGAAGTCGCGCCGGGACACCGAGCGGTCTGCCGCTGGGTTTGGTCCGCTCGCCAAAAGCGACCTCCGCCTTGGTCAGCCCATCGACGTCCAGTGTCGTGTCGGCACCGGCAAGGTAGTTCTTGTGGTCGGCGTGGAAAAACGCCTTACCGTCCGGCTGCGTCGGGTTCGACAGCAGCAGGCCCCACACGGCGTCGGCGATCGCTTCGGCCGCGCCCATGCCGATCTGGCGTGGGATGTCGGTCAGGGCGCCCAGGTCGTCGTCGATGATCATCTGCCGCGTCAGCGCGAACATGATCCCGTGCGTATCGGCCTTCTGTCCGAATTTTTGCTCGCCGACGCGGCCGTGTTTGAGTTCGCCGTCCGGGCCGACCTGCTCGAACTTGAACGAGCCGGTCATCCGGTAGCGGCTGTGCTCCTTGAAGTCGTTGACCGTGGCCAGCTTGCAGATCCGCCGCCAGGCATCCTCGATGTAGTTGTAGCCTTCCAAGAGCGTCTTGTTGGCGATGTTCGACAGGATGCCCGGCAGACTGGTCGTGCTGAAAGCCGCTTGCAGCCAGCCGGTCGCGTCCCGACGAAAGCGGGGCAACCGCACTCCGCAGGCCAGCTCGCAGAACTCCTGGATGCCGACACCCCGGAGCCTGTCGGCCGCTTCGAGGGCCTGCTCCGAGTAGGTCGTTTCGAGCACGGCGGGCGAGATGCCGGAAGCCGACAGCGCAACCGCCTCGAAGACTTGCGGCGTGGGGGCGCTGGCTTGAACGTGCGCGGCCGGTGCCGAGGGACGCGAAGCGCGGAGCACTTCGAGTTCGCAGCGCGTCAGGTCCCAGCCCTCGTCGATCGCCTGGGCCTCGATCTCCGCGTACTCGCCCGAGCAGATCTTGCGGATTTCCGCGATTCGCCTGGTCTCTTCGGCGGCCGTCTTTCGCAGATCGGTGCGAAGCGCGGTGAGCGCGTCGTCCGTGTCGAGCCGGGGCGCGTTGGCCGATGCTTCGAGCTTCTCGGGGGTTTTGGTGACTTCGCCACCCTCTGCGTCCTTGGCATCGTCCTTGGCCTTGGCATCATCCTTGACGGGGGTCGTCTTCGGCATCGAATCGTTCTCCTTTGCTTGGGCGGCGACGACAGCCTTTGCGCCGCCGTCCGCACCGCTATCGACAAAACTGATTTCCTTGAGCGTCATCCGGCGGACCACATGCAGCGGTCCCTCGAACGTTTGGCCGTTCACCTCGACGGCCTGGCCCTGGGGCACGAACTCGGCTTCCAACACGGGGCCACCGATGCTGGCCCGCCACGGGAAACCGTTCGAGCCGGATCGGGCCACGTCACGGGCCCAACTCGTCTCGCGACTGATCAGCCCTTCGGCGATGAGTTGCCCGTCGTGCGCCTCGATCCGCGTCGTATGCCCCACGCCCTGGTTCGATTTGTGGTCCAGCCGGATGGGGACCGACTGGTTCGGCACATCCAGGCCGGCCAGATCGACCACGACTGTGTGTGGAAAACCGGCCACC